ACTTACCTTTTGTACTACCGGTAAGTCTTTTACTTTTTCAAGAAGCGACTTCTTAAGCTGTTTACTAGCTGAGCGGGCTTGCTCAATAGCTTCAGCAGACTGCTCTTTAATCTCTTCAGAACTTTGGTAATCCTTTCCGTCCAAGACTTCGGACAGAGAATCCCGCAATTCTTTGAGTTTATTTTTGGCAGTTTGCTTATCCATTTACAAAGTTTACAACTCATAATTATTTACTTACTGCGGCACTTCCAAAGTAAAAGGAAATAATACTAATAACCGCTGTTTTAATTTCTGGTAAAATGATGTATCCGTGAAGAGTTTGGTACGTTGTACCTTTAGCAAACCCAAACCATTTACTGTATTCACTAGCAACTGTTACACCTTCTTCGCTATGAGCTAGAATGAATGGTGCAATGATTACACCAAATAAAACAGTTAATACAATAATTCTACGTGTCCAAGCACCAAAGGCATCTACCCTTGCCGCTGCTTGATTCGCACTTTCGTCCGATGCTTTTTGTTTTTTAATCAAGCCTTCAGTAACTGCTGCTTGATTTTGTACTAATGTGCCGATGAGTTTAAACAAGAAACCACTTGCTCCACCACCTAGCATTGCTAATAATTCTGTACTCATTTCTTTAACTCCTTTGCTATTTTAATAATTGATAAAATCATATACACCAAGGTAGCACCAGCTACTGCGATTGATGCTATGGTATCAATACTTGATAACTCAAAACTAATAAGAGTTCCTAATGCTCCAATAGTTGTTCTATAAATTGATTCTTCCATCATAAATTAACTCGATGTTGTATCCATTGTTACATCTTGTACTCCATCCCAATAGCAAGAAATACTACCACCACCAGCACCAATAGAACCAGATTCAGCTGATGCACCAGTCAAAGTATAAAAGCTACCAGAAAATACAGTTTCTGGAGACACCTGTATAGTGAATAATTCAAAGTTATCTATATCAAATGGAATTACTAATGGATTAGATTCACTATAGGTAGCAGTAAAAGCAGAATTTTCAAATGTACTTACAGTAACGGTATTAGTTCCGGGGCCTGTGTGGTTAATCGTAATTGTACCAGTCTTTCTAGCCGGTATTGGATTTCCATTAATATCGTTAAATATAACAAAAGGATTATAAAAAAGTATTGCACCTGTAGGTGTTCCACTTTCGTCTAGGTTTGATTGATTTTCTCCAAAGAAAAGTTCAAATCCTATCCTTGTAGTAGCACCCGCAAAGGTTACTGTTTTTTCTATTTTTCTCCATTGTCTATAATCAGTATTATTTTCATATGTAATACTTCTTACATCTGTATTGAGATTTTTTCTAGCACTAGGTACACCATTTCTAACAAATGTAGATGGCATACCACTCCATTGTTGTATTGAATCTGCTCCTTGCGACAAAGCTCCAGTAACCAAACTCATACTATCTGTAGATTTCTTTACTATGATTGCATCTATCTTAGCATCTACATCCGGACCAGCATTAGTATCTTGATGTAAATACATACCTCCACAGTTTTTATCTCTAAAGTCATCGTCTGCTGGTACTTTAACATATGCACCAAATGTTATACTAGCTACGTGATTTGGTACATTTATAGTTCCACACCAACCGTGCTTGCACCAAACACTAGTGCTTCCAAATGCAGCAGCGGGTGAAGTTTCTGCAAAAGCAACTAATGGAAGATAATTATTATATAGTCCTCTTTCGTTATCAATATTTTGCTTATCGCTTCCTACTGTATCCGGGAAATTAGTTCCAGCACCATACAGTTTTAATACCTTCTTTTGGTTATCTAAATTAGCACCACCTAAATCTTTAAATGCTGGAAAGTTAGCAGACCAATTATTACCTGTATAAGTGGCATAGTTCGCATCACTTATAAACAGTTGACCAAAGTGCCACCAAGTTCCAAATTTCCTTACACCATTAAATGATTCTCCAAATGGTGGAGTAGCTTCTGGGAAATTCATAGTAGGCTTCATAATAGCATTACCAGGAATGCCTTTTATTAATTCATTATCACCTCCAGGTTTACCTCTAGAACCATTCCAACCTGCCGCAAGCATACCATTCAGTATGTTTGGGTTTACCTGTTGAGTAATGGACATTATTCAGCAAATTGTGAAGCTGCTATTACTGCATCACCACCTACTCGTATAAACTTAGCGTTACGTGCTGTTGCTACGCTCCAAGTATATGAGTTACCAGCATACAAAATATGACCGACAGTAGCACTAGGTGTTTCACCTGTGTATGTTACATATACATCATTATCTTGAACATCAAGTGTAATGTATTTTGTTCTCGAATCAAAAGTATAACTGTCTGTAAGTTGTACAACAGAATCAGATACATCAAGCATCTTCATAGCTGTAACTCCAGAAGTAGGTTTAGGATATAAGTTAGTTATATGTGAGTTCATTATCGTGATTGTCTATTGACGTAAGTTGAAAATCTTTTATTAACAGTTGTTTGATTCATTATAACATCAACTCTCTCTAATTCTAAGGCAAGGTACTGCTGTGCATTTTGTTGCTCTAACTGAGCCTTATCATGCTGGCCATCCATACGCAAGAAGTCAGAGTAAGCTGCGTGTGCTATGTAATGAAAAAACTCTGAAGGTACTTCTTCAGTAGATGTTGTGAAATTCTCTGATGTAGTAAAAGGTGTGAATACTTTTTTATAAGTAATAAATGCAGATGCATCTGTTGTACTAGAAATATTTAAAATATTTGCACCTTCACCATCTACAAAGAAATCATATTCTAATGATGAGTTATTTAAGAAAGCTCTATTTCTATGAACTCTAATAAATTCACCTATAGTATTTTTGCCAGTTTCTGCGTATGGAATTAAATTTCTTTCAGAAACCACCAACGTACCATTGATATTAACAGCATTACTCCAAACTTGCACATCAAAAATTCTACCCTTCTTTTCGACATCTTGTTCTTCATGTCTTGTAACACCTCCGCTTACACTATAAGTGCCATCCGTAGCTAAAGTAGCAGTAGAAGCGGTTGTTATTTTCCAAGTATCAGTAGAGCTATCCTTAAATGCGTGCACATTAGTACCTCCTACTACTTGATATACATTAAAACCAGAGGTATCTTGACCCAATATTATGTAATTTCCACTAGCAGTTGTTACTATTGCATTCTGAACATTTAATCCATAAACACTTCTTTGCTCCGAAGATACAATATACCTCGGCCACATTTGAATAGTTTGATATGCTTCAGAATATCTACGGTTAATTAAATTAGCAATGTCATCTGTCTCCGTAGGAGCAAATGTACTAACACCAGCTAATGATTGTATAAGTTTGAATAAGTCACCGTAGGTTCTAGTCTGCATTATATTTTATTCGGGCTAAGGTCAGAAAACTTTTTCTGATAGTATTTTAAAAATTCTTTAGAATGAACAGTATCGTGTCCATACTTCTTTGTTAGTCGAAAGAACTCACGTGCCGGCATAGTAGCAACGCACTTACCTAATGTTGGGTGAGTCTTACCAACTTCTTGTCTAGCTTCTTTACGAGCTATATCTACTCTGTCTTTTTCTGTTGCTCGTTCCATAGCAAATCCATTTTGGATTTCCTTCATAAACTCACGGTCAACTTCCCCATCAGAGTATCTGGGTAACTTTGTAATAATTTCTGTCATAAAAATAAAAGGTAGGGGGCCGAAGCCCCCGTACCGAGAATTATTTAACTAGTTTGGCGGCCAGCGATTGAATCAACATCAAAGATATTGAAGAAGATTTCGATGTCACCAGCAGTTAATGCATTAACATTAACGTCTGAAGTGAATAAGAAATCGATTGTATCATCGACTGCGTAGACTTTGCCTAAGATTCCTGCTTCAGCATCAACTGCATCTGGGCCATAAGCATTACCACCTGTGAAGATGTCTTCTGCATCAATGTAACCATCAGCATCTACTCCGTCTCCTACGTCAATAGTAACAGAAGAAGCAGAACCACCAGAGAAGGCAGTGTGCAACTTGTAAGCTACTCCACGAACTTGTTGCCCAGCTTTGATGTCTAGGGTTAAAGTTTGTGTTGTACCAGCTGTTGTTAAATCATCAGTAGTGAAACGGATTGAGTCAGTGTATGTAGACAATCCTTGGATTGTTTTGTCGTTTTTAAGTGCTTGTGTACTCATAATTATTTACCTCCTAGTTCTTAGCTTAATGCTGTGATTTTACCGTGAGCACCAGGGTGGTACACTAGAGATGTTAACGCACAGTCAACATAACCACGCTCACCACCACCTAAGTTAGGTAGACGTGTTGAGCCCATTGGGATTAACTCAGCGATACCGAAGTATTCTGGGTTAATTAAGTAACCTGTGTCCTTGTTAGTTGTATCCGGAGCACAATCTGGGTTCATGTTAACAATAGAAACAACACCGTGGTCTGACTGGTAAAGCTCTACAGATAATTTAATTGAAGAAGAATCACCGTTGTAGTTAACGTTACGGATTGAAGTTCCTGCACCGTCACCGTCTGGGTCAAGACGAGCGAAGTCAGCAATCTCTCTACGTAAAGCTGTGTCAGCAACAAGCATTAAGCTGTTTGTTGAACCAGTTACACGGTAGATGCTTGTGATTAGGTCGTTAAGAACTGTCTCATCGAATGTACCAGTTGAGTGAATAGAATCAGCTGGAGTACGGAAATCAGATGGAACTTGAGAAGGGCCGGCTGAATCAATCCAGTCGCCTAATCCACGAAGTCCGTATGCTGTACCAGCACCGTTTTCAACTGAGAAGTCGTTGTTAGAAATAAGAGTCGCCTCAATATCACGTTTAAGTTCACGGATTGCTTTAGCTTCTGCTTGAGCTACTTTAGCTGGGCCGACAGAATCGACTGCTTCTTGTAGGTCAGAAACCATGTAGTCTCTGCGGAACTTTTGTACGTAGTTACCTAGACGAGCACGTCCAGAGAACTTGTCTGTGAATGAAGTTACGTCAGCACCTTCTGCTACACCACCTGTTTGAGGTGAAGCAAGGCTATCAACAGTCCACTCAACAAATGTAGAACTTGCACGTTCTTTGTTGGCGGAAGAAAGAACCGGAGTTTCTTCTGGAGCAAGAATAGTTAGAACATCTAACAAGTCTTCTCTATTAGAAATTGCCGACCCAGTACCAGTCACTGCGGCTGGTGCGTTTGGATTATATGTATCTGAGAATGACATTTTATATTATCGTTTTTGTAATTGTAGTTTTCGTAGTTCGGCAAAATCACGTGCGTTTCCAGTTTGCTTAAAACGAGCTTGAAGGTCTTTCATAGCTTTGCTGGCTTTTGATGGAGACTTTTCAGATTGAGCCGCTGAGCCTATACCAGTCTTGGTTGGGTTCAACGATGGAGATGACTTAGTAGTTTCCACTACTGGCTTACGTCCGTAGATACTATTGGTTGCATGAGCAAACCAGTATTCGATTTGAGCACCAATATCTGGAGCTTCTTTATCTAATACTTCTTTTAGCTTTTTATAACGAGGGTCATTGATTGTTGCTTCGTATTGCTTACGAGTATCATTATCTTCTCCACTCATCCAATCAAGTTCTTTAACTGCTTGTTGCTCGAACGCTACTTTAAGTTGCTGTCCTTGCTCTCGCTGTTGAACTTTATTAAGCTGGTCTGGAAGATATTGTTTCTGTGCCTTCCTTGCATTTAATAGTGCTTTACGCACTTCAGCCTTCGTTAAGTCTTTGCCATCTACTTCGGTAATTATATCATCTGCTGCATAGCCGTCACTTTCAAATAACAAGTCTTCCGCCCACTCTACTGCTGAGTTTACTTCTTCTGCTTTCTCTTGTAACTTTTCAATAGTATCCAAGTCAGAAAACGGATTGTCTTTGATTTCTTTGGGCTGATTAAGAGGGTCTTGCTTCTCTTGTAACTGTGCTTGCAAACGAGCTACCTGTTCCTCAGCTGCTTTACGTTTAGCTGTCAACTCACCGTATCTAGCTACCGCTCTGCTTCCGAGCTTTTCAGATATTTCTCGTAACTCTTCTTCTGATAAATTATCAAAATCCAACTGTGAAAGAACGTTCTCTTCTGATTCAGTTTCCTCAACTTGTTCAGTAACTTCTTGAGCTACTTCTTCAACTTGTTCTACTGTCTCTTCCGAGGTTTCTTTGGCCTCCTCTACCTGTGCGGATTCGCTTGGTGTGAGTTGACCGAGCCTTCTGTTCGCTAATTGCGTAACTGTAAGGTTTGACTGTCCCGCTGAATTTGGTTCTGCCTCAGCGTTGGCAGATGTGATTTCGTCCATAGTATTTGTTATATGTTCCACTCCTCAACGCTGAGCGATGGCGATAAATGCATTATAACACAATGGTCGTTATTTATTTAACGATTCCCTATGTCTTAGTTTTAAAGTCTCCCAATCTACCATTTGTAGTATTTGGTCATACGTTATTATACGTCCGGATATTTGTTGTAATCTATCGAAGTCAGCGTTGTGCATTTCTCCGATGGTCTCTTCTCTAAGAGCGTGTATTACATTGATGAGCCTAGCAAAGGTCTCGTGATTACTCAATGCTTTTATGTCGTCTTCTAATTTGTGCATTACATTTGTTGGGTTTGCATATTACCCATTTGTGCTGGTGCTGTTCCTATTTTACCTATCTCGGCATTTTGCATTTGTTGCATTTGGAAAGTATATTGCCCAGCGTACTTCTGAAGTCGATTAGCAAATGCTTCATCTTGCTGTGCTCGTTGTGCAATATCCGGTTGAGCTGTGTACTGTTGAATGACTTGCATAGCAACTTGAGCTCCTGTAGGACGTGCCGGCATTTCAATCCCCGCAAAGATTTTTGCCAAATCATCTGTAACATCTTTAACAATTTGCTGTTGAGCAGCTTCTGTTGGCTGAAGAACAGCATCCGCAAGAACTGGGTCAATACTATTAGCAGCAATGTCCAGGAGATTTTGAAGATTAATCCTACCGCTGCGGTCAAGTTGCGTAAGCGAAACAAGAGACTGTAGTTTCTTTTCGCTGGTTTCTGGGTCTGTATTAAGTACGTCATAGTTTATAGTTATATCGAAGTTTTCATCCGGGTCTCCTTTACTAAACATCTGAGCATCCGGTACACCTGTTACTCTAAAGAATACACTGTCCGGCCCAAATCTTTGGAAACATCTGTATGACATTCTGATAACTTCTGCTGTGTGTTGCAAGAACTTATCTACTAAAAATTGTTTTCTTATCTGACTGATTCTTGAAGTTTCATCAAGTCCACACAATCTATCTGCTTGTCCTTCCATTGTTTGTTCTATCTCAATAGAACCTGTAGGAGGTGGAGGTGTCGGTGCAAAGTCAAAGTCACCTTTACGTCTATATGGAATCATGCGTCCTGGCCCCCAATCAGTTGGAGCTTGTCCAACCGGGTGGAGTATCGGAGGTAGCGTTGCTATGCTGTTTCTATCAATACGAGAATCTCGCTCAACCTTGACTTGGTTTTGTATTCCTCTGAGAAGGTCGGGTATAGTTTGCACGTCATACAAACGCTTACTATCCTCCGATAATTTTGTAACCACAATAGGATAGTCTTCGTATCCATTCATTAGTTCAAATTTTGCATAGCCTTGAGTAGAACCATCACCATCAAACTCTCTGTGGAAAATTGTTTGATAGATACCTTCTGAACCATCTTCTGGGTCAATTAATCTTTGGTATCCATAAACTATTTCAACTAGCTCATCAGCTTGGTATCCTCTATCAGTAAGGCCAATACTTCTTTGTCCTTCTTGTTCTCTTTCAACTGAATATATATTTACACCACGATAGTGTTCGATAATGTATTCAACAAAGTCTTCATCCCATCCATCTGTAACTACTTTGTTTTGTAATTCTTGTGGAGTATAGTAAGTTCTCCAGAAACAGAATGGTGCACGCTGTGGGTCAGTAACATAAGGAGGGAAAAAGAAATCTCCATCCGGTGCTAATGTCTTTACCTCCGGTGCATCTATTTGTCTACGTACAATCGGTAGCTCTGCTTCACCACCCTTACGTAATTCTTTTAATGCTTTCTTAATTCTTTTCTGAGAAGCAGTTGGAAATACTTGCTGCATCAATGAAGTCAATTCATCGTCCATAGTTCCGGCTTCAATAGCTCGGTATATATCTGGACTCATTTGACCAATCTGTGCTAGATTTAGTTTCTGTAAATATGTTCTGTCTTCACGGTGCCAACCCACATATGTAATTAATATACCTCTTTCTAGTAGATAGTTAGCTCCTAGTTCCATTTCTTTCTTGAAACGAGGAATATATCCAGATGTAGTCATCCATTTTAAAAAGCTAGATACTACCTTTGACCTAGCCATATCACTGGATTCTACTGGATAAGCACGCACATTAGCACGGTTAAGACTAGACATGAAAAGAGATACCAAGCGAGTAATGCGTTCATCAATAGTGTGGGCCTCCATGTCTGACGCACCTTCCCATGGGAATGCATCTGAACCATGTTTTCTATGGTCACGACTTTTACCGGGCCAAAAGTTTCTTCGGTCATCGTATGAGCTTCGGCATAAATCGAAATATGCTTCCAACTCTGTAACCGTTTGGTCGTATGAGTATCTTAATGTTTGTACATCGGGTTCGTCACTTACATAAGTAAGAGCGTTTGAAATTGATTCACTTTCCATTTAGTTTTTTTCTAGCAGATTTTAAGATGTTGCGTAGCAAATCTTTTGGTGTTCCTATTCTATCACACATATCCGAGTGTGACATCTCAGTAGTGTGTTCGTGTTTGATATATCGACATAGCATCTCCCAGGAAGCTAGTCTATCTATCTGTTCGTTTCGCCACTTTTGTGTAGCAGTTATACATCTAGGCCCTTTGTTTTTTCTTCGGCACATATCTATAACTCACACCCTTATCATCTGTTATGCATTCTATAGTAATTGTTTTTCCAACTAATTTACCCCAATACTTTCTAGGTAAAAGAACTGGTACACGTTTACCAATCTCTTTACTGTATGCCCAGTTATAACATCTGTTTGGACATTCCCTTAGTATTTTTACTTGAATATGTTTGGGTACAATCTCTGGAATATCAAATGCTTCCTTGAGAATCTCCACACCTTCTGGTGTTATCCAAGTACCTTTACCCCTTCCGGTAACCATCTCTTCGGGTAGCTTACCCTTTGCAAGCTGTAACGCTTCGTCAAAATCTACTTTGTATTCTTCTGATAGTGTTACTAATCTAGTTTTCATTAATATCCTCCTCTGGATTTTACTGTAGCCATCATCTGATAGCTGTTATAGTGGTCGGGGCCTAAGCCTCCGTTGCTCATACGTAAGTATCGTATTAAGTCAAAAAAGTCTTTCAGTGCCTCATCCATCTTTCCATTACTATTATAATTTATGAGACTGTCAATTAAATTTTCACATCCTTCATGAATGAAACATCTAGGCCTATTGGCTTCATCAATGTCATAATTAGGATTGTAAGTAAACCATTCATCTACGGCAGCTATACCAATCTCTTCATTCTTACCATCACTTGGTACAAATATCATACCGTAGTCTTCAAAGCTGGTAAATAGGTCAGTATTGTTTTCGTTTTCTTTTGCAAAGAATCTGGAGTCACCTATTCGCTCCATAACATTTACACCCATCTCTTCTTCTATCTCTTTGAATAGTTCTGTATATGCTTGAACATCTAATCCAATCTTCTTAGCTGCTGGGCCGTACCTCCACTTCGGGTCACCAAACAATGCCCACTCTCCATACGTAGCTCTATCTGGCCATTCTCTTAGAATATATATATCACCTTCTTCATTTACGGCCGCCCATAGACTTACATAGTTTCTGGCACCAGCTGGGTCAACAACTTGATAGACGGTAAAGTCCTCGTTGATTTCGGGCATACGCATACCATATTTGTTTTCCTCATCTCCGAGTACATTGACTTCTGTAGAAAATAAAGGTAACAGCGAAGTCATTGACTTTACTGGCACACCATATGCTCTGACCATTATATCTTCTTCAGAACGATTGGCCAAGTCCTTGGCTATACGTTCGTATCCACCAAATGGATTTTCATCTGAATGAAGATAAACTATACTTGCATCCCGCTCCGGGCTGTATTGCTTTACCGGTAATGGTTTATTATTTAACAGTTCAGCTTCTCGTGTTTCTAATGTTTCTGCTCCTTTTAGGTACTCAGATATAAATGGTGTGTACCCATCAATCGGAGTAAAACCTATTAGCATCTTAGAGTTCCGGGTAGCTAATCTGAATCGTAAAGTATTTACTAGTGCTGCATCTCCCAGGTATTCGTCCAGCCATGCACCGATATTCAATCCGGTAGGTTGCTTGAACCCGAACTCAAAACCTTCTAAGATAGTTTGGTTATTACTGAACTGAGTATATGTTTTGAAATCAACACGTGTTCGTGTGTCCGGAAAAATAAATGAACTACCTGTGAATCCATTCTGCATAGAAAAGTTTATGTAACCTTCTATACTCTTTGTCTTTCTCTTGAACTCCTTGGGCATCATCTCCCAGATTGCTGCTTGTTGTACCTTGACAGATGTATCAGCGTTCTGTGAGAAACAAACAATATGGCCATCCATATTCTCTGTTACTGATTGCATTACCATTTTTGCACAACCAGTTGTTTTCCCGGAACGGTTACCACCTAGTGTTAAGCACTCGTTGTGTTCTTCTAGGCCGGCCCGCATCCTGTTCCACCCGGCTAGGTCAAACCCATAGCGTAGCGGGTCTTCTTCAGAAGCTAGTATTCTACCTTCATGAGCACGATGTAACTCCGCTAATAACTTGGGTTCGTTTTCAGCTAGAAGTAATATCTCCTCATCGGAGGGTGCATCCAGTAAAGGATGCTTTGTAAAGGTTAGCTCCATAAAGAATCATCTTCAGATATATCGTCAGAGAGTTCTTCCTCTTCCCATAGTATATCTAAAGTTTCAGTATCCATCTCCTTCTTCGTTTCTTCTACAAGCATACGACCTACTCGATGGTTAGTGTAATCATAGAACAAATCTCCCTCATCGTCCATAACAATGAACATATAGTTGCTGAAGTGCTCACCAAGGTTACCACGGATTCTATCGAATAAGTCATCATAATCTTCAGTTATCATCTATATCAATTACCTCCGCTTGTTTAATCTTGTTCAATCTATCACGAGCAGCTTTTATTGTCTCCTCGTAATCTTCTTGAGTATACACCCTACG